AGTAATTGTAACAATACCACCACTGACAGAGGCACTAGAATTAGAAGTAGTTGACCAGCCAGTAGTATCAGAGTCAAAGTCTCCATTGGTAACTTGCTCAATTCCAGATACAACAACAGGAATAGGAGCGTTCCACGCTCCTTCACCCCATGCACCTCGACCCCAACCAGTAATGTTCGCCATTGGTTAGCCTTTTGTTAGGCTATTCTAATAATAGCGTTTGATGCGTCTGCTGTTGGAAATTGTATTGTAAATGTGCCTGCTGTTGATGTTTTATTAGATGTAAAATCTAAAACACACACTGCTTTATCACTGTTGGTGTCATTATAAATTAATGCACCCATTGCAGTAATCGTTGCAGTTGTAAAACTTAAATCAGCAAAATCTGTAAAAGCAGTTGTACCAGATGTTGTTGGAGCAACTTTTGTTAGGGTTCCACCACCAGATGTGTATGAACCACTATTTGCTATTTCGCCAGTTGTTGTAAAAGCAGTTGTTGTCGCACCTAATGTTGCAGTTGTTGATGACTTTCCACCACCACCTTCTGCATAGAGTGCAAGTTTAAACGCATTGCCGTTAGTGGCAAAATTGTGTGTACCTAACATTAACTCTTGTTTAAAGGAAGTACACATTGCTTGTGTTATAGCCATATTAGAGTCTCCTTATATATTCAGCCGTTTCCTTTTGACCACTTGATCGCAAGGCTTGAATAATACTAGCACGTTCCTCTTTTCTTGCCAAGAGAAGATAATGATGGATTATTCCTTTAAGTTGTTCTTTAAATAATTTAGCTTGTTCTTTCAAATGTGGAGGTGCATCTTCTGATACACTTGCGATCTTATCAACAGCAAGATCGGCTATCTGTTCATTGCTTAAACCTCCTTGTTCTGAGGTTTTTACGATTACACTTCCTAATTGTGATACATTGACATTAAACATTATGAGACTGCTCCATTTTTAAAATGAGTGAATTTTACGTTTTGTTTTAAATTCTTATCTATTTTAAGTTTTACGAAATGAGGAAATACCATATATGCTAAAACAGTGCCTTTTTTTATGTTTATTTCGTTTACTTCTTTTGTCGTATCAATCTTATATAACACATTGAGCTGTAAATCATTATGTTCTTTATATACGTTAAAACATCCGCCTGGTGGTACATCAAAAGGTATTTCATTGTGCCAATAAGGTTGTGTAAATATGTATGAGTGTGATGATGAAACTTTGAAAGGATAACAAAATTTTAAGTTTCTGTAATCTTTAAATCTATCACTACCAGAAGAAAACTGACTATTAGGGTGAGTTTCTATTTCCAACATTGCAGGAAACAAGGATTTGTTAATAATTAGACTGTTCTGTCCCTCATCTTTAATAAAAATATCAATATCTATTGGAGCTTTTAAAAGTATTGTTGATTTAAATAAACCTGTTATACCTGGACAAGTTTTCATTGTGGATTGTTTGTAATCTAACTTTTTTGCATTTCCAACAACCAGATTATTTTGCTTCATATAATCAAAGAGAAACGAGGGGTTAAATATGTTTGTAGTTTTTTGTAATGATTGAAACCACGAACTACTACTAGGAAGACATGGCTCCATCCATAAATTTGTATTTTCAATTATTTCTTCTGGAGTCATTTCCATTTGATCACAGCAGTTTTTTCTAACATTAAAAGATAAAACACTAATATCCTTTTCTGTTAATAATCTAAACAATCTTTTCTTCCTCATAACTAATACCAGGTATGTCTTCTCTACCAATGAGATTAGGTTTTGAATCTAAGGGTTCTGGTGGTTCTAGTTTTGATTTTTTAGTTATCAACATGTTTCCGTTTGTTGTGGTAGATACAAGTGGATCATCTAATCTATGATATCCATACAATTTTTGATCATCTGGTACGTTCATATCTAACAAAGAAGAGCTATGAGCTATATGTATTTTAATCTTTTTTGATAAGGCTATTGCTAACCAAAACTCACAACAAGCTCTGCCAGCCTCTGCAAAAGCTACATCTTTATGTGTGAAGTCTATCCCATATAAATGCAAATCTGTAATATTTTGTATAATTGCATAAGCAATGGCATAAGACACAGTATTGTTAAAATAGGCATAGCCACTTTTATGTATGACTTCTTGTAAAGGATATTCTATTACGTCTGGACATCTTTTATCTAGAGTACAAGAATAGATAGGTATGTCCATTTTTTTTGTTAGTCTTTCTTGCATGATATTTGTTTGTTTACCAGCGTTAGGCGTATCAAGAAATCTTGATGGTGGGTCCATCATAAAACACTTATCGTGATAAATTACACCAGACATAGAATTAATAGTCCATACTTCATCAAACTTTTCGCTTCGTATTTTAGCTAAAATGTATTCGTTGAAACTGTTGCCTAAAGCAACTATTGCTATACTTTTCTTCTTCATATAAGATACTATAAATTTTATCTTATAAATGTCAAGTTTTAGGAACTCTTACCAAACCATCTCTATAAGAGTCAGAATAGTTTCTGCCCTCTGCATAAGTTTTAAGTCTGCTCAAGGCTTCTGCGTATCTTCCTTGATATAACTGTATGAGATCTGGCTCACCTTTCATAAAAGTATAAGCCTCTACAAGACAAGCATACAGAAGAGCATCTGGTGCATTTGTACTAATCCATGTGGTTCCAGAACCATCTGTGTTTAAAGACGTTGGTCTATAATAATAGTGTACTTCAACTGCAAAATTGGCATTTGGTGTTGGAGCAATAATAAAATTATCGACATCAAATTGTGCATAGTAAATAGGTATTCCAGTTGTAGCTGGATTGGCAGTATATTCTTGAATAAAATTTACATCTTTTTGTAATAAAAATACATTCTCACTACTAGCATTTACGAAAGATAAAGAGTGAGTAGCTAGGTAATCAGAGGGTTTTTGTAAAAATTTATTACCACTCGTCATAGTTCCAGTAACATTTTTTCTAAAATAATCTAAATCTACCGACTTAAGTATTCTCTCTTCTGCATTTGTAATAAAGAAAGGTATCTCTGCTACAAAAGTGGACTCGTCATTTTCAGTCCATTCTTTTATTGATGCTGTTAATGTGGTTAATGTAAAGCTCATGTTGTACTCACTGTCACTGTTCCAAGGCTAGTCGTAGCCGTGAAATTTGTTAACTTCTTTCCTATTATACCATCTCCAGCATTGGTGTATACTACAAATGAAACCAAGTCTGTATCTTGATTTGGTCTTGGTTCGTATAATGCTGTTGGATCTGGGCCTGGATAATTAGGTTCTAACTGTGGGTGTTTAGCTTCATACTCGTCTGGACCTACCTTTAGTCCATTCCATTCTTTTCTCATTTCACGAAGACGATAACGGAAGCCAGAGCGATCTGAATAACCCCATGCTTTTCTACCACTTGCGTACCTAGCCATTAGTATCTCAAATAATCTATGCTTGGAGTTAATTTAAGTGGAGTGCTGTTAGCATCTTCAGAAGCTGCTCTTTGAAACTCCTCTTCATAGACTGCTTTTAGTATTTGTATTCTATCTGGTGCTTTTTTCATTGATATGTAATATGCTAAACCAGCTGCCATACATGGTAAAAACCTAAATGGTGCATCTGTTGTATTAACTAAAGCATCTGCATCTTGGATTCTTCTTACATAATAGTACACCAATGTGTAAGAAGTATCTGGTGTTGACCACAATGTAATCGTGGGAGTGATCTGTCTGTCAAAGAAATACTGACTTGGTTGTCCACTATTATCTTTGTTTGGTATTCTTAAATACTCACCACGACTCATTTGTGTAAGAGTAAAATCTGTACCAGAGCTATTTCGTAGTACAACTTCTAGTAAATCTACGAACTCACTATCTAATGTATAGACTGCTGTGCCAGATGTTACTGCCTTTGTTTCTTGTGTTACAGTCCATAAGTTAAGACCTCTATTTGCCCAATCGGCAAACATAAGATTTAAAGAACGTCTCGCTGTTCTGGCATCGTAACCAGTTCTTAACTCTAACCCACATCTTTCGTAGGCTTCTTCGATAAGCTCTGCTACATCTAAATCAAAATCTCTTGAGTTTGAAGTTGCCATTATTTCTTTTTCCTTCTCAATGCTTTAACTCTTCTTGGAGCACCTCTAGGTTGCCCTAATCTCTTCTTCTGTGCTATCCTACTACTTTTTTCTTTTGCTGTCATCTCTGACGCTGTCTTTGGAGTTTTAGAACTAATTCTCTTGGTGGGTCTACAATACGGAGTACCACGTTTTTCACCCTTTTGACGACCACATTTTTTACCAGTGCGTTGATCTTTCCAATCTTCCTTAAACCAACGCTTAAGTGCTAAACCCGCTTTTGTCTTTCGAACTGCCATTAGGAATACTTTGTTTTCTTTCTTCTGTTAGACATTATAGCTCCACAACCTCTAGCTATGTTTTTGTTACTTGACTTACGTTTAGTCATTTTTACTGCTTTACCGTCTCTAGCAGCCATAGTTTCACTTTTGACTTTCTTTATGGCTGCCATAAGACCACCATCTTTTTTCTTTTTGCTTTTATTTCCATAGTTTGCCGCACCGACTTTTCTACATTTTGCGATAGCGCCTGAGGCATACGCTGATGGAAAAACCTTATATCTGGCTTTTACTTTGTGGTAACATGCGTCTTTAGGCATAATATCTCCTTTTCTTTAATTTCCAACAAGTGCAAAAAAACTCTTTTTTCTTACATTTATAACATACTTTAAGTGGTTCACCCCTTACGACTTCTCCTTTTTTTAGAGGCACAATGTGCTCTTTCAGAAAACCCTCTAGGTCTTTTACAATCGATCCGCCTCTTCCTAGCACTACTCCACTTTGAGGAGCGTTTTCCAGGAGATTTTGTGATCTGTTTTGACATTGATCCCCGCGAGATTGCCATCCTCACCCTTTCTTTTCATAAAATCTGCCCACAATGCTGTTATCATTTTGTTACTTTCTTTAACTTTTATTTCAGTAATTGCGGTTCTTTTGTCTACTTCTATAAGTGTTGTAACTATCCATGCAATAGATCCAGCAACGAGAACAACTGATATTCCATTTATCATGTCTTTAGCTCTTAACACTACCACCTCTTTTTTTAAATCTTTGATCTTTTGTTTTTGTTTGTGGAAAACTTTTTGGATATACATTTTTAATTGCTTTGTTCAAAAAAGTTGTTCTTTCTTTTTGTGACATATTAGCTATGTAAGTTCTCAACAAACGCTTTTGTTGATTTTCTGTTAAATCTTCTAATTTTGGTCTTGGTGTTGGTTTTTTCTTTAACATTTCCATCTTCTTCTTGCTTGTCTCAATCTACTATTAGGATTCTTGGCTGCTTTAGGAAACTTTTTCATCTGACCTGCACTCCTTGCACAGAATGACTTTCTTCTTTTTGCAGCCTTACTCCCAGCTTTAACTTTACCAGTAACAGCAGTTTTTAATTTACTGCCTGGATTTTCTCTTCGATAACGAGCAACCCCAGCCTTTGTCATTCCCGCCCCAGACTTGGTAGGGCGATAATACTTTTTGGTCTTAGGAGGTTGCTTGTCTCTTGTTCTAGCCATTACGATAAGAATATAGTGAGCTTGTTACCACTGCCAGTGAAAGCAGATAGATACGCACCACTCTCTGCTAATATACCATTGTCTGGAATATTAAGAGTGTGTAATCCAGTTGGAAAACTTTGTACTATTAAGTTATCACCACCATTACCGTCTGTTATGGTCAAAGCACCAGCCGCATCTGCAAAAATAACTATCTGTCTTATTCTTGACCTTGCAGGTCCTACCACAGCGGCAGAAGCTCCTTGGTTCACATTAAAGGCTTTTACGTCAGATCTTGTTCCAGCCATTTATATCTCCTATTATTGGTCAGCGAAAGCTGGAGCAGTCGTTGATGTAGCATTACCAAAAATCTGATAATTAGTTGTATTTAGACCCATGATAGTAACGTCAAATCCAGCAGGAACATTAAATTGAATACTACTGTTTGAGCTACCATTTGAAAATACAGAACTAATTGCATTACCGTCAGTATCTAAAAATGTAATACCACCAATATAAAAATTAGTATTTCCTGGAGTAATTATTATAGCATCTGTTGCATCTGCAGCTCCTCCAGCATACACAAATCTAAACATAGACCCAGCTATAGGTGCTGGAAGTGTGTATGTATTATCTTGACCACCATCTGGTACAAGTAAAACTCTACCACTATGAGTAGCATTTGTAAGAGTTACATTACCATCAGATAAGCTAACTGGTGCTCCACCAAGAGTTGTTACCTCTGTAATGGTTCCGCTAGTTGCATCTTTACTGATTGTTTTAATTGTGCTTTCAGATCTAATAGGACCTGAGAATGTTGTATTAGCCATGTATGTCTCCTTGTCTTGGCTGTTGTCGAAGTTAATTCTTCGTCAAGGTAGTTTTATTATACATAAAAAAAGGGCGACTGCAAATAGTCGCCCTAAAAAAATATTTAAATTTTTTATGCTCCAGGTGAACCAAATAGTGAACGAGGATCTGAGAAGCCAAAAGAATATCTCTCTCTTGCTTTATATCTCATGTTCCCAGTGTCGAAATCTGGATCCATTGCTGTTGCCATTGGCATTCTTTCGAAATGCTTAAGACCATTTGGTGCGTCTGTCTTAATGAAAAACGCATCTGTATCAGTCAAATAATCGTTGATGACATAGCCATTAGGTAACATTCCCATGTTTCTAATAGCGTTAGCATCATTATCTGCTGTTCCAGGTCTTAACTGAGAGTTAAGTAATCTCTCTGCGACAAACTGTAGTTGTCTCGGAATAATTAACTTCATTCCTCTTAGAGCGATAATTAAACCTCTCTCATCTACAAAGCCTGCAATCTTAATCAAAGCATCTTCTAAAGATGTTTCGTTTAAATCAGCAGCGGTGGTTGGCTCGTTAGCAAAAGTCCCACCATTTGTTAATGGGTGGTCTGTTGCTAGTAATGCCTTACCATCACCACCAGCAGTTGCTCCAGCAGTAAACGCATTATTTAATACGTTTGCAGCTTTCACTTGCTTTGTATGTGCCATTGACCTTGCAAGTGCTCTCGTATAACGAGCAGATAGCTTGTCGTAAAGGTTATCCTCTACAGCCTCTTCTGTTATTGAGAAAGCCATTGCCACAGTCTCATGGTTATATCTTGAAGTGTAGGCTTCGTTTGCATCATCAAATGTGACACCAGAACCTTCTTGCTTAGTAGGCGCTGCTCCGAAACCACTTAACATGACCTCTTCTTCAAAGGCTCTATCTGATGCCTCTGTGTCGAAGATTTCTGCATGTTGACCTTCATACCTATTATACTCCATACCAAAGAGGGCGTTTAAACCAGGCTCTAATTCTTTGGCGAGTTGTGCTCTTGAAATAGCCATATTACACCCTCCTTAAGATGCAGTAGCGTCAACATCCGAAGAGTTTAACGCATGGTTGTTAATTTTAACTATGTATGAAACACCAGCAGCACTATGGTCAGCATTAGTTACATCTTCATGGATACCTAAAATCATTAATGGGTTTGAAGTATCTGTATCTTCTGCGGTAGATATATCTATCTGTGCAGTAGAAATACCAGTAGTAGTGTTTCCACCAGTACCACCCTCGATTTCAGCTGTCTTAAAAATGTCAGCTTTTGCTGTCGCTCTGTCAGTGTTTGTGCCATCACTTGCGATAATAAATCTCTGTGCTGGATCATCATACACAAACCCTTTGATGTCAAAGTTAGTATTAGCTGACCCACTTCCAGGCCAGGTATTGCTAAACTTTAACTTGCCAGTAGTTGCATCCACATACTCACAGCCTGCGAATACACCTAGTAGCTGAACTCCATCACAAGTAGCCGTAGCGATCTGAATCGTACCACCAGTTAATTCTGCTCTGACTGGTGAACCTTGAAAAATCGCGGAAGCATCACTTGCAATAAAGTATTGACTCGTACCTTGAGTCGCTGGACTAGAACCATGTTTTCCAACTGGTTTTAGACCAAAAGATACATTGGCATTTGCCATCTTTAGCTCCTTTAAGTTACTCGGTATTAGAAGCGTTCATCTTGCTTCCTTTACCGAAGGTTACACGACTTTGCCTATCTGGTTTATGGATAGGCATAGAGGGATGTTGCTCCCTCATCAAGTTTTCATCCACGGCTGTCATTTGATTGCGGGTCTGCTCCCGAAAATATTCAGTTCTCTCTTGTACCGTTTCTGTGGGTATTCGTGCCAACATTAAACCACCGACACCTATTATCCCTTTGTTTTTACCCTCTTCAATAACTGGATACTTTGCAGCTTCGGGTCCGTATTCGTCTGCCCTAACTGGTTCCCATCCCTCTCTCATTCTGGAAAAAACATTTGATTTATCATCCTCACCACGAATGGCAGTTCTGATCCATCTATGTTCAAATCCATCTGGAGCTGGAGGCGCATCCAACTTTGCTGGAGGTTGCCAAGGTTTTCTCCTTGTATTATTAGCACGATTTGTGGCTTCTCGTGAAATTCTGTTTGTAGTCATAATTACTCCTTCACATGCTTTGCATATTCTTCTAATGGGACACCTAATCTTTTTGCTATCGCTATCTGTGATGGCGTTAGCTTGACCGTCCTTTTACCTCTTGTAGCTGATCTTGAAGCTGTTGCTCCAGCAGATGCAACTCTAGGAGTAGAAGACTGCGTTCTCGTATCCGAGAACTTATGTGGAAATTCTGTTCTCATCCTTCTATCAAGTTCAGTATAGTAGTCTTCGCTGTTCGGGTCAAACCCTTCTTGTTCAATTAATGTTTTATGAACACCAAAAGCAGCGTAAGTCATGGTCTGATCTTGCCCAAACCACTCATTATCTTGTGCCCATCTTTCGGCTCTTGGGTCTGGTTTGACTGGTTGTTGAGGCTGTTGAGGCTGTTGAGGCTGAACAGTTTCTTGTTGTTTTGCTTGTTCTTCTCTCTGTGCTTTAAGTCTATTAAGATTAGCCTCTTCATTAGCAATACGAGCTATTTTTTGTTGAGCATCATAAAGAGCATCTGCATCACCAGACTCCAACGCTTTTTTATATTCTTCTTTCGCTGCAGCTGCTTGAGCAGTTACTCTGTTATCAAACTCACCAACATAGTTATTGTCTAGTTTTTCTAGTCTTGCTTTGAGTTCTTCGTTCTGTTTTTTGATAGATTCTGCATAAGTGATTGCAGATTGTTTCTGTCGTTCTTCTTCACGAAAACGGTTCGTAAGTTTTGATATACGCTTTTTAACACCTTCTGAATATTCAGAAAGATCCTCATCGGCAACGCTCTCCTCACCTTCGGTTGCTCCTTCGGTATGTCCGACAGTTTGATTTGCTTCTTGGGGGGTCTTCCCCTCTTCTTCTGGGCCATCTTCTACCTCCACTTCTTCAAATAGTTCTTCTTGTTTTTGTTGTTGCATACATTAAGCTCCGTATGATTTGATGTCATCGGGATTGACAATGGTTGCAATGACTTCATCGTCATTGATAATACGCACTTCTCCGCCCTCTATCTGGAATCTAGAACCAGCGTAACGACCAATACATATCCAGTCGCCCTCCTTACACCATGCTCCGTCTTCTCCAAATTTGTCTAGATCTTTATATGCCAGTGGACCTACTTTAACCACATATGCTACAACTGTAGCTCTGGCTTCTTTGTCTCTTACAGAGTCTGGCACATGAACACCACCCTCTGTTGTCTCCTTACCCATGTAAGGCATAACAAGTAATCTCCAACCAGTTGGTTGTGGCACTCTGTCTTTTAATGATAATTTTTTTGCTTCTTCGTCTGCTTTTTTCTTAGCTTCTTTTTGTCTAAGAACATATTCAGGGACTATCAATGTCATTGTCTGTTTTCTCCAGCAGGGTTCTTAATTGTTCTAATGCGTAGGTTAGACCCTGGATTTCACCTACCATTGCTTTGTATGACTCCATATCAGAGGCATTACCGCTTGTTAGAGCAATACTAATATCTTCGATACGAGTGTTCAAGGTTTTTTTGTATTTATATAAAAAATCTGTAACTTTCATTAGAAACGAATCTGTCTTCCTATACCTACATTGACTCCACCGCCTGGATTAACTCTGCCAAACACATCTAGAAAAGGTGTTTCTACTCTACCCCCTGCTGTAAAACCCATATCATTTGGTAATTTTGTTACATCAAAACCCATGCCTGGTCTGTTCATACTAAAAGTTGTGGATGCTCCAGTGCCCTCTCCTATACCTCTTGTCTCTAAAGCCATACCACTACCAAGTGGCACTGCTACATCAACTTGTTTATCTCCACCTGCTATGTTTCCAATAGTTGTTTCTATACCTCTAGGAGAAGTAAACTCTAATGTGCCTTTATTTCTCTGTGATGCTCCTAAAGTATAATCTAGAGGTAAGTTAAACTGAGCTCGTGGAGTCCCAAACAAATTACTAAAATTTATACCTCTGTTGTCGGAGACTCTCATAATACCTGAATTTAAATTATTTAGATTAGGAACAATGTCTTGTCTAGATGTTCCATCTTGTGTTTGATCTGGTATAAATTTACCGTCTTCATCTAATGTTCCGAAACCTAGTCTTTCGTCATATACTCTAGAACCTGGTTCTGTTGCTATTTCTTTTGCTAAATTTGTTTTTGATTCATCTTCTATACCAAAAATATTTTCTAAAAAATCTTTGCCTGTGTTGTAACCGTCTTTAACAATTTCTATTCCTTTGTCTACACCAGACTTTATTAAGTTGTTCAAAAAAACTCCTACTATACCACCTTTTTGAACGTAGTCTGCTACGTCTTCTTGAAAGAATTTTTCTACTGGAGAGAAATACATTTGCCCTCCACGACCCTCAATCTGTGGTTGTAAGAATGAAGGTCTTGCTAAAGGACTATCTTTACCAGGGTTTAACCCTTGAGAGATTTGTAATGCTGCTGCAAAAGTTGGATCATAATTTGCTGTGCGTAAAATATTAGATCTACCAACTCTATCTCCAGCTATTGGTTCTTTTATGATTTGTGCAATGCCAACTGGGTCAAACTGCGAGGCGTAAGCATCAAAATCAACATTGTCACTTTGAGCCATCGTATCGAAATCACTTTGTGATACAGCATCCGATATATAATCATCTACATCATCGCCAGCACCAGCGTCTACAAAACCAAAGTCATCGACCACTAATAGACTCCTTTAAATCCAGTTCCTTTTACTGCTGCACCAGTCCCTCTGGCTACGCCACCACCACTCATTCTTTTTGGTCTTTTCATTGACATTTCTTTCATGCTTCTTGGTTTACGAGGTGGTATACCACCTGTGGCAGGTCCTCTTTTCATCCTTCTAGAAGATTTAGGTCTAGCAGGTCCACCTTTTGGTCTTGTTCTTGGACCTGGTGAACCCATAGTTTCTTTTTTAGTAGGCACTATTTGTAAAGACTCTATCTTTGCCATGTAAGTACCATCTTCCATGTCATTCATGCCACCCATGTCAAAAGATAACATACCACCTTTTTTCTTGAATCCCATACTGGCTACAACATCTGGTCTTTCTTTTTTCAAGGCTTGTAATCCTTTAGCGTCTGGTGGGATTGGCTTTAATACTTTATTACTACCACCCTTTTTCATCTTCTTGGTTATGTCACCTCTAGGCATAGATTTTCTCATCTTTGGTGTACCAGCACCTATTTTGGGTCTAGTTTTTTTTATTCCAAGATTTTTCTCAAGCTCTCTTATTTGTTCTTCGGTTGTCATAGTAGGTTTTTGTGTTGGTTTTCCAGGGTTCCTATCTCCTGCATAAGGAAAAGCTCTTTTAATTTTCTGTTTTGATGGCTGTCTTTCTGGATATTTTTTCTTTAACTCTTCGTCTGTTAAAAATTTATCGTCTAACAAATTACGGTTAATTCCTTTTTTACCGCCAGCTTTTAGTTCTCTAGTGAGAATAGATTTTGAGCCTTTGTCTGTTGATTTTTTAATCTGTCTTTGTAAACTTTCCTTACGTTTTTGTGCTTCTGGTTTCTGTTTTGCTCTGTCAAACTCTCTGTTTAGAGCTTGTAATCTTCTAAATTCATCATCAAACCCACCACCACTTTGTTTTTTAACAGGTTGTTTGGCTTGTTTTTCTTTTTCTTTTTGTCTCAGTGTAGAATCCATCTTATTTTTTTTTCTTTTAGTAGGTACTATTTCTATAGGCATAAATTTCTCCAATACTGTTGATCCGCCATCTTTTTTCTTTCTTCCTTGCATGACAAGATCTTTTGCTTGATTGTATGATAAACCCATATCATTTGCAAATTGTTTAATGCGTGTCATGTTCTTGCTCTCCTTATTGCTTCTTTACCTTTTTTAAAAATACTGGCTACTTT